GGCCTTGGCCTGGCGGGATTGGTGGGCGCCGGCGTGGCCATCACCCAGTCGCTGGAACCCGCTCTGGAGATGAATCGCGCCCTGGGCGAAGTCCGATCGTTGAACGTAGCCGAGGATGCGTTGAATGCGCTGAACCGCAAGTCACTGGAGTTTTCCGTAGCGTACGGTGAGAACGCCCGGGATTTTGTCGCATCGGCGTATCAGATTGAAGGCGCGATCAAAGGACTGGTGGGTAACCAACTGGCGACGTTTACAAACGCCAGTGACGTGTTGGCCAAGGCCACCAAGTCCGACGCCGACACCATGGGCACCTACGTCGGCACGATGTACAACCTGTTCAAGGGTCAAGCTGACGCAATGGGCAAAGGGCAGTGGGTTGAAACCCTGGCTGGCCAAACCGCCACGGCGGTGCAGCTGTTTCGCACCAGCGGCGAGCAGATTGGCGAGGCATTCAAGGCCGCCGGCGGCTTGGCCAGCACTGCCGGCGTGAGCCTGGCCGAACAAATGGCGGTGCTGGGCACGTTGGGCAGCACCATGGACGGAGGGGAGGCCGGCGGCCTCTACAAGTCGTTCTTTGAGAACGTCAGCGGCGCATCGGAAAAGCTCGGCATGTCCTTTGTCGACCAGCAGGGCAAGTTGCTGCCGATGATGGACATCCTGGACAAGCTCAAGGGCAAGTTTGGCGACCTGACCATTGAGGCCAACGGCAAGAAGCTGCGCGACGCCTTTGGCGGCGAAGCGGCGCGCTTGATCACCACCCTGATGGGCGACACAGACCGCCTGAAAAACGGCATGGAGCAACTGGGCAACGTGCGCGGCCTGGAGAATGCCGAGCGCATGGCCAAGGCCATGGTGGACCCGTGGCAGCAATTCGGTGCCGCTGTGCAGGCCCTGCGTATCGCCTTCGGCCAATCGTTGATCCCGATCCTGGCACCGCTGATGGATCGTCTGGTGGGCATCGCCAGTACGCTGACCCGCTGGACTCAACTGTTCCCCAACATTACCCGCGTGATCGGCATCGCCACGTTGGTGGTGTTCGGGATCATCGCGGCCATGTCGTTGCTCACGTTGACAGTGGGCATATCGAAAATGGTCTGGCTGGGCCTGGTGACGGTGTGGAAGGTGCTGACCATGGCCGGCCTGCGCAGTATCGCCATGTTCCTGTATCACACCGTTATGGTGGTCGCGTTCGTGACCGGCCTGGTGCTGATGGTTGCCTGGATGGGCCTGGTCAAGGGCGCAATGCTGCTATGGCAGGGCGCGATCTGGCTGGTCAACACGGCATTGCTGGCCAACCCGGTGACTTGGATTGTGATCGGCATCGTTGCCCTGGTCGCGGCCGTGGCAGCGGCGATTATTTACTGGGACGAGTGGACCACTGCGCTGCTCAACAGTGAGGCGTTCCAGTGGGTCAGCGGCCAACTGACCGCGCTGTCGGAGTGGTTCGATTCCATGGGCGGCTGGTCGAGCCTGGCCAGCGCCGCGTGGGACGGCATCGTCAATATTTTTAAAGAAGCCATAAACGGCTTAATCGAGATGTTGAACAAGATCCCCGGCGTGAGTATCGATGCGGTTTTTGGCGATATGCCTTCTCCGCCAAAGCTACCCAACGTCACCGCACCGCAAGTGGCTTCTGCGGCATTACCGCCACTGATGATGGCGTCCGCTCCACCAGTGGCTGCCTCGGCCATGCCGACACTGGGAGCCCTGGCAACGGTGCGCCAACCACCGAGCCTGGTCATGGCTGCGCCACCTACCGAACAAGCCCAGCAAAGTCAGCAGCGCATCAATGGCGCAGTGTCGGGCCTTTCCCCCAAACGTCCAGACGCCGTACCCCGGGGCGGCCTGCTGGCCAGCATCCAGAACAACAACCAAACCCAAAACAAGGGCACCCACGTGGAGAACGTCAACATTCACACAGGCAAGCAGATGAACCCGCTGGAGCTGGAAGGCATGTTGGCCATGGCGGTGGGCGGATGAGCGAGTACATCGATCTGCTGATCATCGACAACGATTTGTCCCTCGACCTGTCGCGTCAACCGCTGCTGATCGAGGACCGGGCCAGTATCGCCCAGGATATTGCGCACATGATTCGCGAAAGCGGCCTGCTGGTCACGCTGGTGGCCGAACGCAGCAAATTGCGCCAGCGCGATTGCATCCAGCAGTTGGAACTGCTGGTGGAGGCCGACAAGCGCCTGGAACCGGGAACGGCGGTGATAAATCAGGTAAGCCCCGGCCAGTACCTGGTCACGGCGAAGACGTTGAAATTCGGCGATATCGAGGTGGTTTTGTGAGCGATGTAGATTTCAAACAAGCGCTCGCAGACGCCGGCATTCCGACGACCGAGCAAGGGTTACGTCAGGCTTGGGATAAGGAAGTAGCTGCCCAGGGCAGCAAGATGAGCAACACCAGCGCTTATTCGCCGTTCTGGCGCGTGATCACTGCGCTGGTAACCAAGCCGGTAATGTGGCTTATCGGCTTCATCAGCGACACTGTCCTGCCCAATTTCTTTGTGAAAACCGCCCGCGACAAGTGGCTGGACATGCTGGCCTGGGCGGTGAACGTTGAGCGTAAGGGCGCGACCAGAGCCAAGGGCGTATTGCTGTTCACCCGCGATGTTGCCGGCGGCGCCTTGGAGTTGCCCGCCGGCGTGCTGGTGCAGTCGGCCGCCATCAACGGCCATATTTATCAGTTGGTCACCACCCAGGCGGTGACGTTCGCCGATGGGCTGATGCAGATGGAAGTCCCGGTGGAGGCCCAGGACGTGGGCAGTGGCTACAACCTGGCTCCGGGGTACTACGCCATCTTGCCGGTGCCGATCGCCGGCATTGTCCAAGTAGTGAACGCGGACGGTTGGCTGATCGCACCAGGTGCAGATCCTGAGCCGGACGATCAGCTGCGTTTGCGGGTGCGCAACCAGTTCTCGGCGGTCAACCAGTGGCACACCGACGCGGTGTACCGGGCGATGATTTCAGCCTTCCCAGGCGTGCGGCCGGACGGTGTTTACTTTCTGCACGGTGCACCTCGGGGCCCAGGCAGTGCCAATGCCTATGTGCTGTTTGATGCTGACGTGCCGGCAGCGACTTACCTAGAGCAAATCAACGCGCATATCCGCGACCAGGGCAACCATGGCCACGGCGATGACCTGCTGGTGATGGTCATGCCTGAAACCCAGCATGAATTGAGCGTGACCCTTTGGCCACGGGCACACCTGGGCGCCGAGCAACGCAGCAAGCTGCAGGCCGAGGTCGGGCAATTCATCCGCGCAGCCTTTCGCGAGAGCGGCGCCGGCGACTACCAGCCGACACTGACCTATCCGCAGTCGCGCTTTTCATTTAGCCGGTTGGGCGAGGAACTTCACCAACATTTCGCCGGCATCGAGTCGTTGCATTTTGACAATGCGGACATCGTGTCGGAACTGAGCATCCCGCGAATTCGCGGCCTGCAGGTGACGTTCGCATGATCAGGCTCAATTTGCCGTTCTGGCTCGACGGCCCGCAGTTGGCCAAGCTCAAAGCAGCCAGCCAATCCTGGTGGGAGAAAGTCGAGGGCTGGTTGCAATGGCCGCTGCTGCAGATGGATGCAGACACTTGCCACCTGACGATCCTGGATCTGCTGGCATGGCAACGCGATATCAGCCGATTTAAGAACGAACCCGAAAGTCTGTACCGCTTGCGCGTCAAGTTTGCCTTTGTCAACGCGGTGGACGCCGGCAGCACCGCAGGTCTGAGGCGAATCCTGACCCGTCTGGGCGTGGGGTATGTCGAGATCGACGAGCGTCAGCCCGATCGGGACTGGGACGTGGTGCTGCTGCGCTTTTCGGACTCTCAGCTTTCGCAAAATCCTGAGCTGTTACGGGTGCTGATTCAGCAGTACGGCCGTACGTGCCGCCGCTATGACTTCATCACCATCAACCCTGTGACCATGGGCTGCGCCCTGGTGGACTTCAATGACGACCAGCAAACGTTGGTCGCAACCCTGTAGTAGGAGAGCACCCGATGGGGGCCAGTATTACGCTTGCCGGCGAACAGCTGATTGCGCAGAAGCAAGGCGAACAGAAGATCCTCGAAGTATCGCGCTTTATCTTTGCGAACGTGCCCGGGCTCGATCCCACTCGCCCGGTTGATCGGGCCGCGCCTAAGCCGCCAGCGGCGCAGATCGTCTATTCCGAAGCTATTCCAGCGGCCAACCGTGGCTATGTAAATCCTAACCAGGTGGTGTACAGCCTGCAGGTCGCCTCTGACATCGGTGATTGGGATTTCAACTGGATCGGCTTGGAGTCAGCCGAGGGCGTGTTGTTCGCCGTGTCTTATGTTCCGCTGCAGCAGAAGCGCCGCAACATTCCACCGAATCAGGTGGGCAACAACCTGACGCGCAATTTCCTGGTGGTGTACGACGGTGCCCAGGCCCTTACTGGCATCACCATTGATGCCACCACCTGGCAGCATGACTTCACTGTTCGCCTGCATGGCATCGATGAGCGCGAGCGCCTGAGCAACCGCGATATTTACGGCCGGGCTTGCTTCTTGGGCAGTGCGCTGCAGCTGCAGAAAGTGGGCAGTACCTATCAGTTGCAGGCGGGAACCGCCTATGTGGAGGGTATCCGCGTTTTCTTATCCGCTGCACAGACGATCGCACCGCCAATGTTTCCCGTTACCGTGGGTTTGGATGTTGCCCTAGATCGAGAAGTGAGCACGGTTGTGGCCCGCTGGAAACCGGTGTTTGGTGGGCAAGGTTCGGATAGCGTTGACGCCAATGGCATTCAGCACTACTGGGTACCGTTGGCTTACCTATCAGACTCCAACACGGTGATCGATTGGCGTGCCACCCAAGACATACAGTCGCCCCTGGTAGAGCATTTCGCAGCCCGTAATGGCGATTACGCGCATCTGCGTGCGCGGGCGACCACCAAGGATGATGTGGAGCTTGGAAACCTACCCAACGCAACGAGCGATAATCCAGGCACGAACAGCAGTTTTGTGCTCGCAACGTCGCGGGCGGTCTACTCAGCCTTCACCAGTCTTGCCGAGTCGATCACGCGTATCGTCACCGGAGAGACCACCGTTGGAAATGCGACACGCCTTGCGACGGCGAGAAAGCTGGGGATAACCGGCGCAGCCACGGGCAGCGCTTTATTTGATGGGCAGGCTGATGCATCCATTGCATTGACCTTGGCCGACAGTGGCGCCAAGGCCGGCACGTACACCAAGGTCAATATCACGGCCAAAGGATTGGTGGCGGCTGGCGAGCAGTTGAAAGCAAGCGATATTCCGGAGATTGATTTCTCCAAGATAGCCACGGGCCTGCCCACCACCCTTCAGGGGTACGGCATCAAGGATGCGTTGAAGGTCGGTGAGCCCAGCACGCAACGCCCCGTGCTGGCTTCACCGGCTGCTGGCTCGACGTATGAGCAGTCGGCCCTGGAGATCCGCGAAGCCAACTTGGTGGCCGCGAGCAAAACCGATTTTATCTATGCGCCGGCAATCACATTTCACTGGGGCGGCCTCCTTGCGCAAAAGCTCTCCATGGCGTCTTCCGGCGATCTGTATTGGGGGGGCGGCCGCATCTATCACTCAGAAAACCTCAAACTTCAAACTGTCGCCGGCACTCTCCTGAATCAGGACCTGGTCGTGCGCACTGTGAATAACTACGTAGAAGTAGCCGCCAGGGAGATCTTGCTTAAAGACGGCGCAGGTGTGCCCAAACTCGTTGATTCCATATACGTCTCTGCGAACCTGGCTGTCCGTGGCGAAGGCGGCCTGGATACAGGCGCTGGACAGGGCAACACCTGGTACTACATCTGGATGGTCACCAGCGGGGGGGCGCCTTATGCATTGCTGTCGACCAGCAACGTCGCGCCCTCAGGCATTGGTGCAAGTGCTTATCGCGCTCTGGTCGGAGCCGTACGTAACGACGCCGCCGGCAACCTGGTGCCGTTCCATCAAGTCGGGAACAAAGTCTCCCTACGTCCTCAGCTCGTTTTCACCGGCATATTCCCTCCGCCCAACTACACGGCGGTTTCCCTGGTGGCCATTATCCCGCCGATCGCCAAGTCTGCGCGGGGCACCGTTGGCAGTAACACAGGCGGTGGTTTCTTCACCGAACGCGCTGTGGCCGGCGACCCGAATGGGTTAGGCGCCTGCTTTGTCGGCATCCCTGGGACCCTGCAGGTGCCGGTCGAGGGTTATCTCTCTGCAGGCTATTGGGACGTCCCGATTATCACCGCGCAAACCATTTACTGGTATGGCCCAGATGGCGTTAACCCTGAAGGCCGCATGCATGTATGCGGCTACGAAATTTGAGGAATTCTTATGTACGCAGCAAATGAGACCGGCGCCGTCTGGTCCGTGGATACGCTATTTGAGGCTGGCCCGGGTGAACTGCTGCTGGCAAAGGAGCCAACCCAGGAGGACCTGGCCAGGGCCTTTCCTGTATATCGCGACAAATACGCTGAACGCCTTTGTGCCGTTATCGACAGTGCTGCCGACAGTGCGAGGCAAACATGCATCGGGGACCCGCTACGCGCGGCTGAATATCAACGTACGGCGTCCGAGGCGCTGGCGTTTAAAGATGCAGGTTATCCACTCAAAGCGGTCCCACGTGCTGTAGCGTCCTGGGCGATCAATGGCCGTACTGCGCGTGAAGCTGCCGACGATATTCTGCGCGAATCGGATCGCTACGACGAAGCGCTCTATACCATCCGTGAACAACGCCTGGGAGCCAAAGAGCGGATACGTTCGTTGGTCGATGAGGGCAAGATTGACCAAGCCCGAACGCTGGCGGACCAGGCTTGTAAGGGGCTGAGTCAAGCGGTTGTGGGCACGGTGAACATTTGATGGACTGGGAACCGGTTGGTATGCGTTGGCCAGAACAGGCCACCCAATGGATGGGCCAACTGTCAGCTGCGCAGAATCTCGCCGGCGGCGAGCTGGCCGGCACTGCGAAACGCTTAGCGGACCTCAATGATAAGACGACAACCAACCCCGGGCCGGTGGGTGCCGCCGCCCAGGGCGCGATCGCTGCAGGCCGTGCCGCACTCGCTGATCAAATGGGCGAGGCTCCGGCGTGCCTGGTGGTGACGCCTTTTCAAAGTGGCATTGGCCAGGGCCGCGGATACCAGCGGTTTCTGTCTGCGCCGAACTTGCTGCAGCAGTTGGCCGGCAAACTGGTGGATGTGAGCGACACCGGCCGACCGGACGGCCCCCAGTTCGCCCTGTGCCTGATGTTCCTGGCCACGCGCTTTGATCAGTTGGCCGACACCCTGGCGCGCTTCAATGCCCTGTTGCCGATGCCCGACCTGGTGCGAACCGAACGCCGCGCACGACACCTGTCGAAGCTGGAGACGGAAAAGTGGGAGATCCCCGCCGCCGGCACCTTGCCCCGTTGGCAGGCACTGCCCCTGGAGCGCTGCACCGTAGTGAAGGCCGCGCAGCAATCCATGGCCGGCCAACTGGCTATTCTGGAAAGCTACGCAGCCGATAGCTCGCCTATGGCCGACCTGGCGGCCCTGGCTACCCGCAAAGCCGCCCAACAGCGGGGCCGTGATAAGCAACTAGCCGACCTGAAAGCCCTGCTGGCCGATGGCAATCTGGATGGCAGCATGCGTGCCCGTCTGATCGGCCCAGGCAACGCCACCGAGCTGCGCCAGTCGCTGTTGGCCGGTGACTCTCCAGGACATGAATGGGTGTTGTGCGCCGGTGCACTGCTGGTGGGATCAGAGAAGGGCTTGAGCTTCGTTCGTGAATTGGTGGGCCTATGACACTGCTACTCGACGGGCAAGAGGTTCGCGGGAAGAACCTGAAAGTTACCGGCAATCTGCGCATTGAGAGCGACGATCTGTCAGGACAGACCAGCAACACCGATAAGGGGCAC